TACAATAATGTATTTACCTAAATCAAAACAAAAGAAAGGAGGCAAAATAGCTGGAAAACTATTAGACCCTAAATCAGGTCTACCGTTTTTAGGTAAGTTTGTTGCTGATCATTTAGGAAACTTTTTTAAAGGAGATAAAATAACTTCTAAATCAAAACCATTAGAGTTTGTACCTGCTGATGTAGAAGATCCTAAATCTAACTTTGTAAATGTCAGAAGAACTCCTTCTGCAAAAGACTATGCAAAAGGAACCTTTACTAGATTCTTTGCTAAAGACGGAAGAACAGGTAAAGTAGTAGAGTTTGATAAAGAAAAATATCTTGCTCAAAAGAAAGAAGGTAAATTATACAGACGTACTTTAAAAATAGTATGGTATGTGACCGGTAATCCTGAAGATGAGATAATAAACGGATTCCTCTACCCTGGTACTAAAGCTAAAAATCAGGACGTTATTAATAAAGCAAATAAAATACTTCCAGGTATAGGTGATCAAATACTAAAAGACCCAGGACAGTTTGTAGTTAAGTAATTTTTTCTTATATTAAAGAAAAAGGTTATATAAGTGTTTTATATAGTAGAGCAAGAAAGCAAACTCGTTTCATTAGAAAAGCTNGCTAGATTAGGAATGTACGTTGAAGTTATACCTACTAACTTTTACTATCACCCTAAACTTACTTCCACAGTAGCTGTGTATGTTAGATTAATAGGATCTGACCACGGTCATATCATTCCAATAAATCATGACGAAGGATTAAACGTATCTAAAGACCGTGTCTCTCGTATACTTTCTTCCGCTAGTAAACTATATACATTAGATAAAAAGAACCTTCTATATTACTTTAATCTACAGGATGCCATAGATGTATCATTACTATACTCAATGACTAAATATGATAGATTAGAACATTCTCATGATTTTTCATACTTCTATAATAAACATAGTTCTATACAGAACATAAATCAACTTATTCCTATATCTAAACTACATGAAAGTTGTGAAAAGACTTATGAAAAGATAAAAAATGTAATAAACTTTGATATACCTTCAGGTTTTGATTTTTATAATAAAGCTGCTACTAATGTATTTTTCTTATTAGAGCAATCAGGTCTTGGTGTTTACTATGATAACTTTATTGAAATGTTTAAACCTAGAAATCCTCTTTTTAATATCACAAATAACTCAGTACTAACTTCATACAACTTAAATAATGTTACATCTAGACCTACTAATGCTTTTAATAGCGTTAATTTCGCTGCTATACCTAAAAGCCCAGAACACAGGAAGTGCTTTCATCCAACCGGTGATTATTTTGTTGAGCTGGATTTCGATGGCTATCACCTTCGTTTACTTTGTGAGCAGATTGGATACCCTTTATCAGACGAATCAGCTCATAAGCAGCTAGCTAAACAGTATTTCAATAAAGAAGAAATAACTGAAGAAGAATATGATAAAGCAAAACAAATTAACTTTCACGCAATTTACGGAAAAATACCAGAGAAATACGCTTATCTCGACGTATTTGAAAAAATCGATGGATTTATCAAAAGCCTTTGGACCGAATACGAAACTAACGGAAGAGTTTTGGCGCCGATTAGTAATAAACCGTTCACTAAAGCGTTAAAAGATATGAATCCTCAGAAGTTAATGAATTATATCATGCAATCGTTAGAGACTTCNAGAAATATTCTTATCTTAAAAGAAGCACTACGTTACCTTAAGGATAAAAAAACAAAATTAGTTTTATACACGTATGATGCATTGTTGTTTGATTTTCATAAAGAGGATGGCAAAGAAACATTAGAAAAACTACAGGAGATACTGGAAGAAGGTGGGAAATATCCCATAAAAGTTAAATATTCAAAAGATCTCTTGTTATAATATAAAAAAGATATTTATATATGATTTATACAGTTACGAAATCGGCATTTGATTATGACTTAGAGCCGATATATTTAAATGAAGATATGAGCAACAAACTTTTCTGTACTTTTGCTACTGAAGATACGCTAGATGGAATACTAGAAGAGATTCAGGAGAGGTACAAAATCATATATAACAAAATCTTTGTACTATATTCTAAATCTCAGGATGAATATATTTGTACCTACAATGTAGATTTTGGTAATGTAGGAACTTTTCTAGATAATACTATTCTTGTGCACCGTAAGAAAGAATCAAACACTCTTTACACGATTAATGCACTTAATACATTAATAAAAGAACTTAACGGTGGAGTACTTGACACCTCTTACCGTATTAACTGGCCAGATTATAGAAACTGTGTACTTCTGACCAAAGGCCCTGAACTAAAAAGGGTAAATACTAAACTTTATAAGATTATAGAGTTGGAGAAGTAAAATATTCTTCTTATATTACATAATAAACGTTATATTAAAATAGTTATATGGATTTAAATGCTATACGCGCAAAGCTGGATACGTTAAATAATAGCGGCCAGCAAACAGAGAAAACAGATTATTCAAAGATTTTTTGGAAACCGGAACTAGGTAAACAAACGATTCGTATCGTACCGTCTGCCTATGATCCTGCATTTCCGTTTAAGGAATTAAAGTTCCACTACGGTGTAGGAAAGTATCCGATGGTTGCTTTATCAAACTTTGGTAAGCAAGACCCGATCGAAGAGTTCGTAAAAGAACTTAGAAAGACAAACGATAAAGATAACTGGTCATTATCAGGTAAACTTAACCCTAAGACTAGAATCTTTGCTCCTGTTGTAGTAAGAGGAGAAGAAGATAAAGGTGTAAGACTATGGGGATTCGGTATTACTATCTATAAAGCATTGAAGAGTTCGTAAAAGAACTTAGAAAGACAAACGATAAAGATAACTGGTCACTATCAGGTAAACTTAACCCTAAAACTAGAATCTTTGCTCCCGTTGTAGTAAGAGGAGAAGAAGATAAAGGTGTAAGACTATGGGGATTCGGTATTACTATCTATAAAGCATTACTTGCTTTAGCAGAAGATGAAGATATCGGAGACTTCACAGACGTTATTAATGGATGGGATATGGTAGTAGAACAAGTACAAGGTAACCCTTACCCTGAAACTACTGTTCGTATCAAACCTAAACAAACCGCTTTATCTGATAATAATGATTTAGTTGATACATGGTTAAAGACTCAACCTAATCCTACTGAAGTACATACTGAATACGATTATGACTTCATTAAAAAACAACTACAGAGTTACCTAAACCCCGGAGCTGAAGAGACTTCTACTCCTGCAGCAGGTGCTGAAACTAAGCCAGAAAGCACAAGTCCTCAAAAAACAGACTTTACTTTGGAAACAGCTACGGCTGGCAACCAAGACACAGTTAGTAAATTTGATGACTTATTTAATGAATAATGGCAAAGAAAAAAGAAACACAAGAAAAAGCGACCGCTGCTGTACGCAAGTCGTTTAACTTATCAAACTTTAAGAAAAAGAAAGGATATTCTAACTCTTCCGTTAAGTTTAAAGAGCAAGGTTGGATACCACTATCTCAAGCCTTTCAGGATATTACCTCTCTACCTGGTATTCCTACAGGGCATATCACTCTACTAAGAGGACATAGTGATACAGGAAAGACAACAGCTTTATTAGAAGCAGCGGTAAATGCTCAAAAACAAGGTATTCTACCAGTCTTTATTATTACTGAGATGAAATGGTCTTGGGATCACGCTAAGGAAATGGGATTGCAGGTAGAAGAAGTAAAGGATGAGAATGGTACTGTTACAGACTATGAAGGTCATTTCCTATATGCTGATAGAGGACAGTTAAACACTATTGAAGATGTAGCAGTCTATATTGCTGATCTTATGGATGAGCAGGCTAAAGGTAATCTACCTTATGATATGTGTTTCTTCTGGGATAGTATCGGTTCAGTACCTTGTGACTTATCGGTTAGATCCAATAAGAACAACAACGAATGGAATGCAGGTGCTATGTCTACTCAGTTTGGTAATAACTTAAACCAGAAAATACTTTTATCAAGAAAAGAAAACTCTCCTTATACTAATACGCTAGTAGCTATTAATAAAGTATGGACTATGAAACCTGAGTCACCTATGGGAATGGCTAAGTTACAGAACAAAGGTGGTATGTCGATGTGGTATGATGCTACGTTAGTTGTTACTTTTGGTAATATTACTAATCCAGGTACTTCTAAGATTAAAGCTATCAAGAACGGTATGCAAGTAGAGTTTGCTAAACGTACTAACGTACAGATAGAAAAGAACCACATTGGCGGTGTACAATCTAGAGGTAGAGTAGTAATGACTGCTCATGGATTCATACCAGACGATAAAAGAGAAATCGATAAGTATAAAGATGCTCATAAAGAACATTGGTTGAAGTTAGTAGGTACGTTAGATTTTGATCTAATCGAAGAAGGAGACTTAGAAGAAACACCAATCGCTCCTAACTTACTCGATTAATGGCGTACGACGATATTCTAAACAATCTTAAAGAGACCCCACCCCGTGCGTTGAACGATCATATTCTGTTGATAGATGGAATGAATACTCTGATTAGATCGTTCTCGCTCTTGAAGGCGATGAATCCAACAGGCACCCATGTGGGAGGTTTTGTTGGGTTCCTTCGCTCTTTAGGATACGTTACTCGTATATTTGACCCTACTAGGGTTATAGTAGTATGGGACGGAAAAGGTGGTTCTGGTAATAGACAAAATATAGATCCTAACTATAAAGCACAACGTGCTACATCAAGGATAACTCATTGGGGATTATACGATACTAAAGAAGAAGAAACAGAAGCATTAGTAGGACAGTTATTTAGAACTCAAGACTACTTAGACTGCTTACCTATACATCAGATAGTACTCGAAAAGTTAGAGGCAGATGATATAATGGCTTGGATTGCTAAAAAAGCTTCTGTATCTAATGTTAAGAAATGTACTATAGTCTCATCAGATAAAGATTTCTTACAACTTGTAGACGATACTATTGAAGTGTATGCTCCTGTAAAGAAAAAAACCTTTACAAAGGATAATATTTTTGATGAGTTAAAAGTACTACCGGAAAACTACAACCTAGTTAAATCACTTCTCGGTGATAACTCAGATAATCTTCAAGGTGTAAAAGGATTAGGAATAAAAACTGTAGTAGCAGAGTTTCCTAAACTTCTTACAGAAAAAACTGACCTTGACTATGTTTATAAAGTAGCAGAAGAAAAGCTTGATGGTAAAAAGATATTTGCTAAGATAATACACAACTGGGATAGAGTGTTAACTAACTTCAAGTTAATGGATTTACATATTTCAGCTTTAGATGAAAGTGAAAAACAGTATGTAAACGATGTACTTAAACAACCCGCTCCAGATTTACAAGCAGGAGCCTTTTTACGTTTACTAGAACAAGATAAGATTGAAGGTATTACAAAAAATACTGAAGGATGGTTAGAAACGTTTAGAGATTTAACCAAAGTATAATGAACGTAAAGTCTTTTCTTATAGGAGCTGGATTGTTTTTCTTAGCTCAATCTCTTTCATGGTTTCAAACTAACGGTCAGTTCTTAAATGATTGGGTTAAAAATCATCCTTTTATAGTAGCAGCTGTAATGGGGGTACCTGTAGGAGTTTGTTATATTTACGGCACTACTTATGTTGTAGAAGCATTCGATGGTAAACTATGGCCATCAAGATTAACAGGATTTGCAACAGGTATATTTAGTTTTACTATACTTACTTATGTTTTTATGAAAGAGGGTATAAATATAAAGACAGGTACTATTTTAATACTAGCTTTTTTGATTATAATACTACAGATATTTTGGAAATATGAATAAAGCAAGAAAAGGAATAATAGCAGGTAACTTCGATGTAATACATCCTGGATATGTTGCAATGTTTAATGAGATACTAGATAAATGTGAAGAAGTATATGTACTTTTACACGATGATCCTACTATTGAGAGACCTGAAAAGAAAAAACCAATTCTTTCAATAAAAGAACGTAGAGAAATGTTAAAACTAATATTATGGAACCCAGTAATACTTAGTTACAATACAGAAGCAGAACTTTTATTTCTATTAAAAAGTATAAACCCAGATATAAGATTTTTAGGTGATGATTATATAGGTAAACCGTTTACTGGAGACAACCTAGATATACCTATTCATTACTTTGACCGTTCTCACGGTTGGTCAACAACAAAGTTTAAAAAGTTAATATCAGAAAGTTATGAAAAAAGCAATAATAGTTAGCGGGTACTTTAATCCACTACATAAAGGACATCTAGAGTTATTTGAAAAAGCAAAAGAAGCTGGAGATGCTTTGATAGTCATAGTTAATAATGACAAACAAAGAGAAATAAAAGGTTCTTCATTCTTTATGGATGAGGCAGAAAGAGTACAAATCATAAGGTCATTAAGTATAGTTGATATGGCTTGGATTTCGATAGATGAAGATAGTACTCAAAACGAAACCTTAAAACTAATGGTAGATAAGTTTTACGAAACTTACAANCTAGCTTTTGCNAATGGNGGNGANCANAATAATNATACTATTCCTGAAGCAGATNTNTGTAGNCAATATAATATTGANNTNATAGACGGATTAGGAGATAAAATACAGAGTTCTTCTTGGCTATTAAAAAAATAAATCATATATTAAGATATAATAAAAGGTTATAAATGACATTAAAGAGTTTACAGCAGTACGGAAAGGGG